ACCGAATCACTCCCACACCCCGGCATGCCTTTACTAATAGGGCTAGCCTCCGCGGGCTTTTTGCTCGCCCTCGGAGGAACAACTTGCTGGAAGAGCACCGATGTCCGCCAGACGGCATCAGAGCTAGCGGAGGCATGCGCTACCCCGTTGGACAATGAGTCCGACGTGATGCGTGACGTCTTCGCCACAACCGTGTTGCCCCCCCCCCCCCCGGTGGAGGGGCACTCCCCCGCCAATGCTGCGGCAATCCGCTCATCAGCATCAGCCTACGCTGCCGACATGGCAACACGCGCAGGCACGAGTCTATACTCGTTGCAGATGGCACGCTCCGACCAACGGAAGGGGCTTCGCGGAACCCGCAAATGGTGGTGGTCCAAAGACACGAATGTCCCAACCCGGGACGATCAAACCGCTAGTTCCGATGTGGAATTTCTGTGCGATGTTGACTACTACGTTGACATGCCAGACCTCCTCGCGACTAGGGCAAAGCCCACACTGTTGTACACTGTGGTGCCAGAGGCCGCAGCGGGCACTTGTGACAATGCAAGCTTCACATTTGGTGAGGACGGTTCACTCGACATGGTTGTGTCGGGCGCCGGACACTACAATCACCATCTGTGGGACTACAGCACTGACTCATTGCTCGTGACGCGCTATTGGTGGTTCATCCCCGTTAGCGTGACGACCTATGCCGTTGAACGCCGTCAAGTGGCTCAACATCGGCAACTGGTGCTCATTACACCCGTGAAGCAGTTTGAGGGAGCCGCCGCACTGATTGCCCATTATCTTCTAGAGGGCCATCACCTCGACCGATTCGACCCGGTCGTGCGTAACGGTAGCGGTGAATCCTTCGTGAGGTTCAAGGTACACTCGGCAGACAACACACTTGTCACGACCGCACGCCCAGGCAACATGCTCTGTGCCACGGTCCCAGCCGAGTATGACGACGTGATCGCCATGACCGCCCGTATCAACGTAGCTAGCATCCAAGTTAGCACGACGAGTGGCTGGCTACCGGAGGCTTATGATCGTAAGACCGCTTTGGTGCTCACCGAGTACCATCGGCTGTTCACTGCCGCCAAACTTCGCACCGTCTTTCCTGTTGACTTTTCAGTTAGAGCGTACTCATTTGAGCCGCGCAGCTACGATCAGTCTGAAAGACCTAAGATCGAGGCATTTATGTCTCCTTTGGTCCATGCGGCTTTCGCGCCAGTAAACAATGCTGCCTCTGAGCGGCAATGTGTTGAAGGACGCGTTCATGGCCTAAAACGGCCAGAGCCCCAAACCAGCGAGTTCGTTAACAGATGCATTTCGGACTTCGCAAGCGCCGTCGTGGGCGATGCAATTCTTGAACCAATTGAGGATGAGGATGTAGCAAAGAAACAGACGCGACCACAGCAGAAGCTGTCGTTGTGGCGTGCTTTCATCTCTGGACCACGGATCCAGCGAGGACTCAAGTGCTTTGTCAAGGCTGAGCCGTACGGAAAGGTAACTGACCCGCGGCCCATCAGCGTTTACAACGACCGAGACAAGTTGGCGATGGCGAAATTCGCGTTGCCGCTCTCGGACCACTTGAAGCAATTCGCTTGGTACGGACCTGGGAAAACGCCTATACAAGTCGCACAGCGGGTGGCCGACATTTGTTCTAAAAGCGAGATGGTGAACGTCTCCGACTATCATCGGATGGACGGGACGATCACGTACTTGCTCCGGAACGTCGACCGATCGGTGTTCATGAAGGCCTTCAAACGCCATCAGCCCGCTCTGAATGATTTACTAAACAGGAACTCTGACAATGTCGGAAGATTCCCCTTCGGAACAAAACTGGAACAAGGATCTGCTCACGGATCGGGGTGCTCTGCTACGAGCGTTTCCCAAACTTTGCGAGCTGCTTTCACAGCCTATCTTGCCTACAGGCATGCCATTAGCCCCGCTACTGGTGCCGAGTATACGCACGACGAGGCCTTTGGAGCTCTCGGAATCCACCTTGGTGATGATGGACTGGACGCTGACCTACCCATCGACGCACACAAGTGGGCTTCACGCAAAGTTGGTCTCAGACTCGAAGCAGGCACTGTTGGCCGAGGGGACCGAGGGGTCACTTTCTTGGCTCGCTATTACTCACCAGACGTGTGGAATGGACGTCTTGACTCTATGTGTGATGTCAAGAGACAACTGTCCAAGCTCCACGTTTCGGTTCGCCTCCCTCCTGGGGTTGCGCCTGAAACAAAACTGGTGGAAAAAGCAATGGGATTCGTCGCAACAGACCCAAACACACCAGTCATTGGGGAGATCTGCCAGAAGGCAGTGGCACTCGGTGGCACTAAGCGAACTAAACGTAAGTTCGGAATCGCTTCATGGTGGGGTAAGTTCGAAACGGATGTCCAATTTCCCAACGAGAATGGTGACGGCTGGATGGACGCGGAGTTTTGTGCTCAGTTTCCAGAATTCGACCGTAAGCTATTTGATGGGTGGCTCAACTCCTGCAGAACCATTGGATCTCTGTTGGAAGCGCCTCTTTGCGCTGAAGTTGAACCCGCTCGTCGAGTCGCAGTGCCAGTCGTTGTGGATGGTGATGTCCTCCCTGCCAAGCCAGCACCGTCAGACGAGGACGGTGGAAGCACCGAGAGCGCAGTTGCGCACTCCCCCCCCAAGCCCAGGGCGCCGCAAGCGCCCAAACAGTGCCCAACCCCAGCGGGTGTCGACCCCCCAACTGCCAGCGAGCCCGATCGCAGCGCCGCAGATGGATGGACGACGGTTGTTAGACGCAAGTCGAAATCGCCCCCCCGCAAAGAGCCCGCCGACGCTAAGCCCGCCGCCAACCCCAAATCGGGGCGTGGCCGGCCAGCGGCGGCTGGTGGCAAGACCACCAGGACTCGCCATGCTCCTGAGCGCAAGCCCGGAGTAAGTCCGCCCACATCTGGGGCAGACGCCCCTCCTACACGACAAGTGGAATACCGTGTGAAGGGAAAGGTCAAGCAATGAGTCTTGATAACCGTTTAAGTGATAAGTTACGTATAACATCCACCGCCT